ATAAATGGCGAAAGTTAAACTAACTAGAAAAACTAGAAAGAAAGTAAAAATACAATATGTAAAGAAATGCAAGAACTGTGGGAAATTCGTTAAGAAGTAGTTTATGCTTAAATTTGAATTTACTAATGACGAATTAGATTACATTAAATCTAAAATACACTTTACACCTATACAAAAACGCATAATTGGTTATAGGCAAGACGAATATTCTATTACTAAAATGGCTTTGATAGAACACCGTAGCGAAAGCACGATAAATAGAGAAATAAATAAAATTAAAAAGAAAATTATGAAAGTAATTTGACATTAATTAGAGAAGAACTAGACAATTCTAGTTCTTTTTTTAATGCAATAATTTAATTGTAGAAAAGAGATAGTTTAAAGTGCTTTTAAAACAAGTATGGTTACTATTGTTTCTACAAAATAACACAATATGCCTTTATTTGCCTTTTATAAGACCGTACAACGAAGAAAAGGTATTTCCTAGTATAATTTATCGTTTATTAATAAAAGTCTTCGTATCGGCTTATTTTAGTACTTTAAAGGCGTATTGCATTTATAGGAGTTTAATATGTATAACAATGCTTTTTACAACCCACAAGTTAGTCTTGACCGAATAAATGCACAAATCAGTGAATTAGAAAAAATGCGTAATCAAGTACAACAAATACCTAATCAAATGCAACAACCTAGCATTAACCAAACGTTTCAATTAACGCCTAATAACCAAAACTCAATTAAATACGTTAATTCGGTTGAAGAAGTACAAAAAGAGTTAGTATTCGCCGATAGTGTCTTTTTAAACAAAGATATGAACGTTATGTGGTTAAAGAACGCTAAGGGTGAAATCAAGGCTTATGGGTTAACCGAAATAATTGAGAAAGACCAAAAGGACTTAATAATTGAAGATTTAATGGCTCAAATACAAGAACTAAAGGGGGTAAACAATGAACGCGATAGAACAAATGTTGAAAATGAAAAACCCACAAATGTTCAACCAATACGAACAAATAAGAAAAAACAACACTAACCCAATGGACTTGTTTAAACAAATGACTAGTAGTTATACACCACAACAAATGGCTAGTTTTATGAACTTTGCTCAATCTATGGGTGTACCTGACGAGTTATTACAACAAGTACAAAATAATGGTATCAACGCTAATAGCGATTGATATAGATAATTTTTAAGAAAGGAGTATGTATATGAACGGAAACAACGGTATTGTACCAACAGTTGATTTAGCAACTAATAATACTTACCCATACCCAGTAATGCCATACGCATACGGAAACGGAAATAGTGGTTTCTTTGGTGGGGACGGTATCTGGGCGTTAGTGCTTTTGGCACTTTTGTTTAACGGAAACAATGGGTTTGGTTTCGGTAATGGAAACGGTTGGAACAACGTAGCAACTACCGATTATATCTCTAGCGAATTTACACAAAGAGATATTAACAACGGGTTCCAAAACCAATCTAACTTAATTTCAAATGGTTTTAGTGACAATGCTACTAACATTTGTAATTTAAGAAGTGACGTATTAACTGGAAATATGGGGTTACAAAACTCAATATTAGATAGTAAATACGCTAGTGCTATGGGTGACGCAAATACTCAAAGAGATATTCTATTACAAACAACTCAATTAGAAAATCAATTATCTCAAGTTGCGTTAACTAACCAAGCACACATTGACGGCTGTTGTTGTGACATCAAATCTTTAATTCGTGAAGACGGTGATAAGACAAGAGCGTTAATCACTGACAACACAATTCAAGATTTAAGAGATAAATTAGCAACCGCTAACAACCAATTAAGCGACCAAAACGTTATTAATGCGGTATTACCAAGAAGTGTGCCTGCATATATAACAGCAAGCCCATATCAATCTATTTTCAACCCATATAACTATGGTGGGTTCTATGGAAATGGTTTCTATGGAAACACAATCATTTAGCATATTGTCCTAAAGACAAACTCAAACGAGAACTTGCTAACCCAATTAAGAATAGGCAAGCCCTATTCTTTTTTTTAGAAAGGAACAATATGATACAAAGCGTACAAGAACAAGAATTAGTTTTAACTTCTAATACTTCACCTATTACATTTGCCGATACCGATTTAAGAACAGCGAGTGCGAATTGTTTTAACGGTTGGTTAAATCATAACGAAGGTAGTGCAACATTTAACATACTTGGTGGTGGAATATACCAAATAGGTTTTAATACAAATATTACTAGTGCTACCGCAGGTGTAGTTGGTTTAGCAATATTTGCTGACGGTGTAAAACTAGCAGGTAGTGAAATGAATAGTGTAGTTGCTACCGCTAACCAATATGACAATATTTCTACTTCTAAAAAAATTAGAGTTTGTGGTAGGGGTAGTGTATCAATTACTATCGCTAGTGTACCAACAATATCTAGTGGAACACCAGTTGTCGTTACCGACACACAAATTCCAATAATTAAAAATGCTAATATTTCAATCGAACGCCTTGCATAATGAATAACAACTCTATAAATAATTTATCTTTAATACTACAAGCATTAAGTTTAGAAATCTTATTTAAAGATTATAACAATAGCGACTTAATGAATGAATTAAGACAACAAGATACGAATTATTTAGAGAAAATCATAGAACAAAACAATGAAATTATAGCACTATTGAAAGGTGAAACTAATGAACGAAAAGATTGAAGAAGAAGTAAAAAAATCGATTGAAGAAATATTAGAGCAAGGTTTAAATACAAACAACCTAGAACACTTATACAAATTAGTAAAGATAAACAAAATGATGAAGGAGAGTGATAGTATGAGATATAGACCTTATGGGAATTATGGACACTACGAAGAATACAATGATTACGGTAGATATGACAACGAATATGGTAGACGTGGTGTAGACGCTAAATACCGTGGTCACCAATATATGGACAGAATGTATAATGACTACGGTAGATATGAAGAAGGTAGAAGGGAATACAACCGTGGTGATTACAACGCAAAAGAAGATACTTTAAAATCACTAGAATATATGCTAGAAAGTATGGTTGATTTCGTTAAAATGTTAAAGAGTGAAGCAAATAGTCAAGAAGAAATGGAACTAATTAGAGAATACACTAAAAAAATAAGTGAAATGTAATGTATGTCTTTCACAACGCAAATAGCAAGGGAAGGTTTGTAGATGACTGCGTAGTTAGGGCAATATCTATTGCCGAAGATAACTCTTGGAACTATACTTACGACAAATTAAGCGACTTAGCCCAACAAGAAGGTACTCTATTAAATGACGTTGAATTTGTCGATAATTACCTTGATAAAAATTATCGAAGGTTGCCACACTACTCAACAACAGTTGGTGAACTATGTGAAGAATACCCTTATGGTACTTTATTAGTCACTATGCCGAACCATATTACGATTATTGATAATGGTATCGTATATGATACGTTTGATTGTCGTAAAAAGCGTTTTTGGACTTGTTGGCTAGTGGAATAATCTCTAAGACACCTAGTGTGTCTTTTTTCTTGTCTAAAAAATAATTATATGTTATATACTAATAAATAAATATAGAAAGGAGTACCACTATGGCAACTAAAAAGGAAATTAATAGAAAATACTATGAAAAAAATAGAACTGAACTATTGAGAAAACAAAACAAGTATTATCACGACAATAAAGAAAGTCGTAAGAAATACCAAAGAGAATATTATAAAAAACATAGAAAACAAGTTCAAAGAAAAAACGATAAGTATTATGCAGACCATAAAGAACATATTGAAGATTTAAAACAACGTTGGAATAAAGCACATAGACAAAGAATTGCTAGAAATAAATAAACTTGACTTCATAAGATAATATTATATAATAACTTTATAGGGGGTATATAATATGTATCAAGTAAGACAAGAATACGTAGAAGACCTGCAAGGTGGTAGAAGTAAAAGTGAGATAGCAAGACTTCTTGATTTAAGTGTACCTTATGTAATAGACATACTTAATGGTAAACAAGCGTGCAAGAGAACAACGGCTATTGCTTTTTGCTATCTAGTTAATGGAAAACTAAATGACTTTTTTAGAAGAATATAAGACCACTAGGTCTTTTTATTTTTGCCAAAATATATTGACACAATGTAAACCAAGTTGTATAATGAAGTTATAAAACTAGAAAGGAGTTAGAGAGAAATGTATAGATTTAAAGACAAAGATACCTTTGCTATCTACAATAAATGTGAAGTAGCAAAAAAGATTGGTATTACTAGACAATATCTTGGTGACATTATTAACAACAAGAAAGATTGTAGTAAACTAGTTGCTTATTGTATTACTAAGTTTATTGATAGTGAAAAAGAAATAGAAGACTTTTTTGAAAGGGTTTAGAATATGGACGAAGTTGATTTTTACTTAATGGACTTAAAAAGTAAGTTCGACAAAATCAAACCTAATACTTATTATTTGGCTTATAGTGGTGGTAAAGATAGTCACTTCTTATATTGGTTTATTAAAGAGTATTTAAAACGTGACGATATTAAAATAGTAGGGGTAAATACATATATGGAATTCCCTGAGATTAGAGATAGAATACTAAAAAATTGTGACGTTGTTTTATACCCAGTTATGAAGCCTTTTGAAATAAAAGAAAAGTATGGTTCGCCTTGCTTTAGTAAATCACAAGACGCATTTATAGATATTTACCAACGTGGTTATCGTAGCGAAACTTTAATGAGAAAAATTAACAAAGAAGATTATCTTGGTAAAGACGGTAAAATGCACAGTGAGAAATTTGGCTTAAATAAAAAGGCTAGAGAATTATTACTTAGTGGTAAATTACATAAAATTAGTCCAAAGTGTTGTAGATATATGAAAAAGGCACCTTCTAAAAAATTTCAAAGAGAAACTGGTTTAAAACCAATACTTGGTGTTCGTGGTAGTGAAAGTAATCTAAGGAAAGCACGATATAAAAGTTGCTTTACTAAAGAAGGTAAATTTACACCTATACACGATTTAAGCGACGAATTAATGAACAAGATATATGAGAAGTATAATATTGAAATACCTAAAATATACGAACACGTAACAAGAACTGGTTGTGCAGGTTGTCCTTATGGTAGTTATAAACACGATACCGAAAAAGAACTTGCTTTATTAAAAGGAAACCAACTTAAATTTGTTTGTGAATATTTTAAAGAAAGTTACGAAGTTTTAGGTATAAAACCACAAAAACAAATGACAATAGAAGATTTAGGTGGTGATTAAAATGGCGATAGTTAGAGTTGAAAAAAGCAAAGATTATACAACTTTAAGTAATTATCATTTTAGAGATAAAATATTATCTTTAAAAGCAATAGGTTTATTAAGTTTTATGTTATCTCTACCTGATAATTGGGACTTTTCTATTGAAGGTTTAGAGAAAGTTCTTAAAGACGGTAGAACTAGTATTGCTAATGCTTTAAAAGAATTAGAAGATAATGGTTTTTTGGTTAGAAATCAATTAAGAAATGATAACGGTTCTTTTGGTGGTATTGAATACATTGTATATGAGCAACCGAAAGATAATGAACCGATAGCGGAAAAACCGATAGCGGTAAACCAACGACAAATAAATACTAAAGAAGAAAATACTAATATATATAAATATATTGTCGATTACCTAAATGAAAAGACTAATTCGAAGTATAAACATACTACACCAAAAACTAAAAGTTTGATAAACGCAAGATTAAGGGAAGGGTTTACGGTTGAAGATTTTACTAAAGTAATAGATACCAAATGTAACGAATGGTTAAGTGACGATAGAATGAAAGTTTATTTAAGACCTGAAACTTTATTTGGAACTAAGTTTGAAGGGTATCTAAATCAAGTAAGTAATAGTGTTTCTAAAAAAGAAAATCATAGAAGGAGTTTCTAATGGAAAATGAATTATTACTTTTAACAATAATTGCATATAACCCTAGGTATGTTGATTTATTACAAATTAGACCAATCTTTCTTTTAGATAAAACTAATCAAGCGTTACTAAAGAGTTTTATAGAAAGTTATAATAAGAACAAATTAATTACTATGGAAACTTGTTTAGAATTTTTAGATAAGAAAGAACAAGATAGTTGTATTGTTAGATATACTGAATTATTTACAAATGAGTTATATATGCAAGAAGACGCTTATAGCAAATTCGTATTTGCTGAAGAAAAGATACTAGATACATTTAAAAATAAAATGATTGAAAGATTAAGTAAACAACTTAGTCAAGGTAAGATAACTAATGAAGACTTTACAAATAAAATAAAAGATATAGAAGAATATCGTATATTAAAAGAAAGTGCTTATTTAACAAAAGAAGAACTACAAGAAAATATTACAACTAGCAATAAAGGAATTATCTTTACTAAATTTCCTAAACTAAATAAACATTTATGTCTTTATCAAAATGACTTATTAATTGTTGGTGCAGGAACTGGTACTGGTAAATCTAGTTTTTTACTTAATCTAATGAACGATTTTATGAACAATTATCAGTGTATATACTTTAATATAGAAATGTCTAAAACGGCTTTGTATAGGCGTTTAATAGCCATTTACGGTGATATTCCAATTAGTGCGATAGACCACCCAACTGAATATCAACAAAAACTAATTGATAAAGCATTAAATGAGATACCACAACATAGTATTATATTCGAACACCAAATGAATAACATTAAAGATATTCGTAGTGTAATAGCAAAGAATAAAGATTATTCTAAACACACAATAGTTTTTATAGACCATATAGGTTTAGTAAAATGTGATAACAAGAATAGTCTTTATGAACAATCTACCGAAGTAGCAAAGCAATTAAGGGCTATGTGCTTAGAATATGATTGCACTATTGTATGTGCTAGTCAATTAAATAGACTTGCTATGTCTAGTGAAGAAATAACTTTAAATATGCTTAAAGATAGTGGTGAACTAGAAAACTCTAGTAGAAAAGTAATTTTGCTATACCCAGTCAAAGACCAAGATAAAGAAAGTTTAGAAATTGTTATGAATGTTGATATAGCAAAGAACGATAGTGGTCTTACTGGTATAATCGCTATGGACTACAATAAAAGCAAACAAATATTTAAAGAACGATTGACTTAGATATAAAATAGTATTATAATTAGATTAGATAAAAGAAAGGAAAATAGATATGGAAAGAATTATTAAAATTAGAGAAGAATTGAAATGCCCAAAAAATCAATATAATAGTTTTGGGAAATATAGTTATAGAAGTTGCGAAGACATATTAGAAGCCGTTAAGCCACTTCTAACTAAATATGAATTGTCACTAACAATTAGTGACGATATAGTACAAGTTGGTGAAAGATATTACGTTAAAACAACTTGTCGTATACACGATAAAGAAGGAAAAGAAATTATTTCTAATACGGCTTATGCTAGAGAAGAAGAAGAAAAGAAAGGCCAAGACGGTTCGCAAATCACTGGAACTTCAAGTTCTTATGCACGTAAATATTGTTTAAATGGACTATTCTTAATCGACGATACAAAGGACGCCGATACTGACGAATATACTAAAGAAACAAGCAAAGAAACTAAGTCTAAAAAAGAAGTTAAAGTAGAACCTATCACACAAGACCAAGTTAAATTAATTCATACTTTAATCAATGGTAACGAAGAATTACACCGAAAGACAATTAATCATTATGGGGTAGATAGTGTTAAAGATATGAGCAAAGCACAAGCAAATGAATGTATTACAATATTGAAGAAAGGGTTAGGTAAATAGTGAAGATTACAAATCACTTAAACCTACCCCAACCCTTCGTTAGTGCTGTAGAAAGCGAATATGTACCTACACCACAACAATATAGTGTTACAACGGTATTAAACCCTAGTAGATACGTTATTCTATCAAGAAGGCATAATAGCGAAGTAGAACAAGACGTAGCCGATATGATTTGGTTATTGTTCGGTACCGCTTTTCATAGCATACTAGAAAATAGTAGAGCCGAAGAAGAACAACTACAAGAACAATATCTAAAACAAGATTTAGGTATGTTTGATAAAGAATTAGAAGGTTACAAACTAAGTGGTAAAGCCGACTTATTAGATACTAAAACAAATACAATGATAGACTACAAAACAACTAGTGTATATAAAGTAATGTTTGGTGACTATGAAGATTGGCGTAAACAATTATTAATGTATGCTTGGTTGTTTAGACAACAAGGGTATGAAGTTAATAAAGGTCAAATAGTGGCTCTTATGAAAGACCATAGTAAGTCTAAAGCAAAGTTTGATAGAACATACCCACAATACCCAGTTAAGGTTATTAACTTTGAATTTAATGACCAAGATTTTATAGATATAGAAAAAGAGATAATAGATAAGTTTAAAGAATTAAAAAGGTGTGAACAATTAAAAGACAACGAACTACCTATGTGTACTATGGAAGAACGTTGGAACGACGGTAATAAATATGCCGTTAAGAAAAAAGGAAATAAACGTGCCGAAAGAGTATTTGATACAAAAGAACAAGCCGAAGAATATATGAAAGATAAAGAAGGTTATGAAATAGAAGAACGTTTAGGAACTGATAGACGTTGTATGGAATATTGTTCTAGTTGTATATATTGCCCTTATTGGCAAGAAAGATATGGGAAAGGAAATAAACAATGAATAAAATAATTTTATCTGGAAATTTATGTAAAGACATAGAATTAAAAACAACAAGTAGTGGAAAGGCAACTTTAACCAATAGTATAGCGGTTAAAAGAGATTATAAGAACGCCGAAGGTGAATATGAAAGCGATTTCATTAATTTAGTTTTTTGGGGTTACCAAGCAGAATATGTTGACAAATACCTAAGTAAAGGTAGTAGAATTAATGTAGTAGGAAGAATACAAACTAGAAACTACGAAAACAATAATGGCGATAAAGTATATGTTACTGAAGTTGTAGTCGAGAATGTAGAAGGAATAGGAACAACTAAGAAAGAAGAAGACGCAACAAGTGGTTTTTCACCATTTGATTAATAGATTAGTCACCTTGTTGGTGGCTTGTGGGTAATTACGTTTCTTACCGTCCTTATACCGTAGTTGCTCACAAGGTGCTAACAAGCACCATAGGGGAACATTTTTAAATCGAAACATATCTTTTTTTCCTTTATTGATTTTAATGAACTTAGTTAATATTTTATTTAACCTCACTCTAAAATTTATTTATTTTTTTATTCTTACTAGTTCCCCTATCTCACCCTTAATGAGAACGCTACCTTTGTAGGTAGCACATAGGTAGTAGGTAATGAATATAACTCTTTCAAGTCTTTGGAGTTATTT